ATTTCCCCACTGAAAATGCAACTTTTAATAAATATTTCAAGTTAACTGAAACCCTTACAGGAGAAAAACATGGCGACTCCTCAATTATCTCCTGGTGTATTAACCAGGGAAGTGGACCTAACGGTAGGAAGAGCTGAGAATGTTTTAGATAATATTGGCGCTATCGCAGGACCCTTCCCTATTGGTCCCGTGGAAGATCCAACTGATGTGGCCACCGAGCAAGAACTCATCACAGAGTTCGGCAAACCAAGTAATAATAACAACCAGTATGAGTACTGGCTTGCAGCATCATCTTTCCTTTCATACGGCGGCGTACTGAAAGTTGTAAGAACTGATGGCGATAACCTGAAGAACGCATACCGAGGATTTGGTGCTTCAGGTTCTGCACCAAAAGTAAAAAATTACGAAGACTATCAAGATAACCAGTCTGCAGATTCTGTAGATTGGGCATTTGCTGCCAAGAACCCAGGAGAATGGGCAAATGGTATTAAAGTCTGCGTTATCGACGATTTAGCAGACCAAAGACTAACTGTTAATAATGCTAACCTAGATGGTTTTAGCGTTGGAACAGGTATTACTTACACCCTATCAGGTGTAACAGTTCCAAATGCTTCTAATGGTACTACCTCTACATTTGATGGTTTCTTAAAAGGTATCATTACAGGTAAAGATGAATCAAATAAAACCATTGATGTAAAAATTACATCAAGAGTTTCCGTTGGTTCTACAGCAAGCGTAGTTGCAAGATCTCAGACAACAGTTGGTATTCATACTGTTGCAGATTCAGTTATTACTGTTGGATCTACTGCTGGTATATCTACATCTTCTGCTCTCACCGCAGAATTTGGAGATGGAACAGGATTCTTTAGTGTAGTCAGTGTTCTTTCTGGTAACAGAGTAACATTGGGAAGCACAATTGGTAGTAGTGTTGCTGCAGGCGTTGCAGTTACATTCTCTAATCTGATTTCTAATGCAGGTTCGATCACTGCTATTAACTATGCAGAAGGAGTAACAGGATCTGCATTCCCATCTAGTGGAGTAATTTACTCACATTCAAGTGATGGTACATCGTCCGTTCCTTTCAGCATCACAAATGCAGTTGATTGGTATGATCAACAGACACTTGGATTAACAAATTCCACAGTTTTCTGGAAGAACATCGCACCAAAGCCAGTTACAAGTAGACATTCTACTGAAAGATCTGGTAAAGGAGATGCTCTCCACATTGCTGTCTATGATGATGAAGGAAAAGTAACAGGAATTCAAGGAAATCTTCTTGAGAAGCATACTTTCCTCTCTAAGGCTACAGATACAATTTCTGCAGTCAATTCTCCCCTGAAGGTATTCTATAAGGATTATCTCGCAGATAGATCCGAATACATTTTTGCAGGAGCAAATCTCGGTGATGAGAATGATTCCTTTAACGGAACAACAATTACTGCTATTGATTTCCAAACAAATACAACAGGAACTGCTTCAGCAAATACAACTGCACAATGGTCTGGAATCTCTACAGGATCTGGTTCTTGGAACACATTAGCACAAGGAATTTCCTTTAATGCTATTGGTGCTGCAACTTATGATCTTACAGGTGGTCAAGATTATGGTGCATCACAAGGAATGCAAGCAACTCTTAGTGATGTAATTTCTGGATATTCTTTACTAACAAATAAAGATGAAGTAGAGGTTGACTTTGTACTTGGCGGTCCTGGACTTGCACAAGAAGATGAGTCTAGAGCAAAAGCAAACTATCTGATTTCCCTGGTTAACCAGAGAAAGGATTGCATGGCAACAATTTCTCCTCATAAAGCAAATGTTGTTGATGTTGCAAATTCTGATACTGCAACAGATAATGTTATCGCATTCTATTCGTCACTAACATCTTCATCGTATGCTGTATTCGATACTGGATACAAGTACATGTATGATAGATTTAATGATAAGTTCCGTTATGTTCCAACCAACGGAGACGTTGGTGGTTTGATGGTAAGAACTAATCTTATCGCTTATCCATGGTTCTCCCCCGCTGGTCTTCAGAGAGGACAACTTAATAATGCAATCAAACTTGCATTTAATCCATCCAAGGCTCAAAGAGATAGACTCTATCCAAGAAGAATTAACTCCATTGTTAATCAGTCTGGTTCAGGAATTCTGTTGTTCGGTGATAAGACCGCACTTGCTGTTTCTTCCGCATTCGATCGTATCAATGTTCGTCGTCTCTTCCTCACAGTTGAGCAAGCACTGCAAAAAGCAGCAGAGTCACAACTCTTTGAACTTAATGATCAGATCACAAGAGCAAACTTTGTTAATATCGTAGAACCTTATCTCCGCGATATTCAAGCAAAGAGAGGTATTTATGATTATCTGGTTATTTGCGATAAAACAAATAACACTCCAGATGTCATTGATAATAATGAGTTTAGAGCAGACATCTTCCTGAAGCCTGCTAAATCAATCAACTTCGTTACACTTACTTTCGTTGCTACGAGAACAGGTGTAAGTTTTGAAGAAGTTGCTGGTAGAGTTTAATTTATTATAAAAAATAGGAGGAACCCCAAATGTCTACTTTACGCACAATTACTGACTTCAAAACCGCCCTTCAGGGCGGCGGCGCTAGAGCTAATTTATTTGAAGTCGATATTCCAACAATTCCAGCAGTAGCAACTCAAGGTATTGATTGGGATGCAGAAAACTTCCAGTTCCTGTGTAAGGCTGCGGCACTTCCCGCATCCAACGTTGCACCTATCGAAGTTCCCTTCAGAGGTAGAACTCTGAAGGTTGCTGGAGATAGAACATTCGACACCTGGACTGTTACCGTCATCAACGATGAAGACTTCAAACTAAGAAGTGCTTTTGAACAATGGATGAACGGAATCAGCAAACTCGATAACAACACTGGTGCTACAAACCCCTCTTCCTATATGGCAAGAGCAATTGTTCATCAGTTAGGTAGAGGTGCTGATCAAGGTCGCTTCAGTCAAACCAATAGCGATATCGCTGGTGGTTCTGGAGTTACACCACTTAGAACATATCTTTTCAATGATGTTTTCCCAACAAACGTTTCTCAGATTGATCTGAGTTACGATTCGGCAGACACAATTGAAGAGTATACTGTTGAGTTCCAAGTCCAATACTGGACAGCAGGATCTGCACAGGCTAGTGGTGGAGCAACTGATCAAAGTGGCGTTGCTCTCACTTGATAAATAGGTACAGTAATACGATCACTATATTTAAATAATGGCTAAGTTATTTGGTTTCTCAATAGAAGATACTAACCAAAAGCCGCCTAGTGTTCAATCGCCCGTTCCTCAGTCAAATGAGGACGGGTCTGATCACTATCTAACCAGCGGATTTTTTGGTTCTTATGTTGATATTGAAGGAGTATTCAGAACAGAATTTGATCTAATCAAGAGATACAGAGAAATGGCTCTGCATCCCGAAGTTGATAGTGCTATCGAAGATATTGTAAACGAAGCGATTGTCTCAGATTCTAATGACGTTCCCGTTCAAATTGATCTGGACAATTTAAATGCGAGCGATGGTATAAAGACAATAGTAAGACAAGAATTTAAAACAATTTTAGATCTTTTAGATTTTGATAAAAAATCTCACGAAATTTATAGAAATTGGTACGTTGATGGTAGACTATACTACCATAAAGTAATAGATTTAAAAAATCCACAGGATGGAATTCAAGAGTTGAGATATGTTGACGCAATGAAAATGCGTTATATCCGACAACAAAAGAAGCAAGATAAAGCTCAAGCACTCAAGGCATTAAACAGTCCTAGGGATGAACAACAAGTTTTAATGCCTGAGATTGAAGAATATTTTATTTACAATCCAAAAGGAAATTCTTCAGCATCACCTATTGGTAGTAGATCTTCAAATCAATCTGGAATTAAAATTGCAAAAGATGCAATTTCATATTGCACTTCTGGACTAGTAGATAGAAATAAGGGAACTACGCTATCATATCTTCACAAATCAATCAAGTCTCTCAATCAATTGAGAATGATTGAAGATAGTCTTGTTATATACAGACTATCGCGTGCGCCTGAACGTAGAATTTTCTATATTGATGTAGGCAATCTACCTAAGGTAAAAGCAGAACAATATTTGCGTGATGTTATGTCTCGCTATAGAAATAAACTTGTATATGATGCCTCAACAGGGGAAATAAAGGATGAGAAAAAACACATGTCCATGCTTGAGGACTTCTGGCTCCCAAGACGTGAAGGTGGAAGAGGAACAGAAATTACTACTCTCCCCGGAGGACAAAACCTGGGTGAAATTACTGATATTGAATATTTTAAGAAAAAATTGTTTAGATCCCTTAATGTTCCACCCTCAAGAATGGATGGAGAAGGTGGATTTTACCTGGGGAGATCTTCTGAGATCTTAAGAGATGAACTCAAGTTTACTAAGTTTGTCGGACGTTTGAGAAAAAGATTCTCAAATATGTTCAATGATATGCTCAAAACTCAACTTCTTTTGAAGAATGTTGTTACTCCCGAAGATTGGGATGTCATGGAGCAGCATATTCAATATGACTTCCTATATGATAATCACTTCTCTGAACTGAAAGATTCTGAACTTCTTACTGAGAGACTTAATATGGTTGCAACTGCAGAACCATATGTCGGTAAGTATTTCTCCCAGGATTATCTGAGAAGAAAAATTCTTCGTCAAACTGATGAGGAAATTCTTGAACAGAATAAACTTATCGAAAAAGAAATTGCGGCAGGACTTATTCCAGATCCTACTGCTCCGGTTGATCCCGAAACAGGAATGCCTATAGATGATTCTACGAATGGTAATATGGGGGTTGTTCCTGTTGAACCAGAAATAGATGGATCTTCAACCGAGGCACCAGAAATGCCTAAGGGTGGAGAGATATAATATAAATAAATTGTAATCGTAGTACAGAATTATTAACATGGATGAATTAATGGATATGATTGTGAGTGATGAGTCCCCCTCACAGATTACAGATGCTATCAAAGATCTTCTTTTCGCTAAGAGCGCAGAAAAAGTTGATGCATTTAAACCTGTTGTGGCAAATTCTTATGTAGATTCTAAAGAAGATGAAATTTCTTCAGAAGAAGAAAGTGGAGAATGAATAAATAACTCTTATAAGACACTTTTAAGTTCATGTATAGAACATTATTAAATGGATCTGGCGTTGAGGTTGCTCTTAATAGTGCAACTACTCTTAGTAATGCAACCGTTGTTAGAGTAATCAATCTTTCTGGAGCTGATGCGACAGTTAGTATTGCAAAAAGTACAACTGCTGGTTATGCAAGTACTGCTACTGTAACTCTACCAGACGATAGAGTTGAATTTTTTGAGAAAGGTCCTCAAGATATTATTTCAGCATCTGCTGCAACAGTTAAAGGTTTTAAAGTAGGATTTACTGGCTAATCAAATGAAACTAATCAGAGAAGAAATCGAAGAAGTAAAAGTCCTCGTAGAAGGTAAAGGGTCTAAAAAGTCTCTTTACATCGAAGGAGTTTTCCTTCAAGGAAACATCAAAAACCGTAATGGTCGTATGTATCCTATGGAGACTCTTCGTAAAGAGGTTGGTCGTTATATCAAGGAGAATGTTTCTTCTGGTAGAGCACTTGGAGAACTAGGACACCCAGACGGTCCAACCGTAAATCTCGATCGAGTTTCTCATAAAATTGTATCCCTCAAAGAGAATGGATCTAATTTTATTGGTAAAGCAAAGATTCTTTCTACCCCTATGGGAAAAATCGCTGAGGCTCTTCTCAATGATGGTGTAAAACTAGGAGTTTCTTCCCGTGGAATCGGATCAATCTCTAGGCAAGAAGGTATCAACGTGGTTGGTGGAGACTTTATGCTTGCAACTGCTGCCGACATTGTTGCTGATCCTTCTGCTCCTGATGCTTTTGTAGAAGGTATTATGGAAGGTAAAGAATGGGTATGGGAAGGTGGTATTCTTCGCGAAAAAATGGCGCAGGATCTGAGAGCTGAGATTGAAATAGCATCTCGCCAGAGACGCCTACAAGAGCGTAAGATTGAACTGTTTGATCAGTTTATATCAAATCTTTAAAAATATAAATAAATATAGTTAATCTAAATTAAAAGATAAACGGAGAGTCTCAAATGTCTAGTGACAACAATTTACAGGAAATGGAAGCGGGCACTACACAATCCAAAACTGCTGTAAATGCGAATGCTGCTGCAGCGGATCCGATGCCAACGCTATCTAATCCCGGTCCATCTGCATCAGTAGAAGATCTCGGAGGGCCTACCCCCGAGAATTATAAACCTGATGACGATTCCGCAAAGTTAAAAGAGCCTGGCGCAACGCTTGCTCAAGTTAGAAACGTAGTAAACAAAGGTGCTGCTAAGGCAGATCCTATGCCTGCTGGCGTTAAGGAAGAAGAAGAAGTCGAAGGCGAAATTGTCGCAGAAGAAGAAGCAACTGAGGAAGAAGTAGTATCTGAAGAAGAAACTACAGAAGTTGCGGAGGCAGAAGTTGTTGCAGAATACGACATCGAAGAAGATGTAACTGCACTTCTCAATGGCGAAGAACTCTCCGAAGAATTCCAAGAAAAAGCTCGTACAATCTTTGAAACAGCAATCAACTCTAAAGTTGCAGCAATCAAAGAAAGTCTAGAAGCACAATACGAAACAAAATTTGTTTCTGAACTCTCAGAAGCAATTACAGAAACTAAAGAAGAATTAACCACTAGAGTTGATTCTTATCTTGAGTATGTTGCTGAAGAGTGGTTCAATGAGAACCAACTCGCTATCGAAGCAGCACTCAAGACCGAAATGACTGAGAGTTTCATCTCAGGCATGAAGGATCTTTTTGAAACACATTATGTAACTATCCCTGAAGAAAAATATGATGTATTAGAGAGCATGGTAGAAAAACTTGATGACATGGAGACAAAACTCAACGAGCAAATTGAGAAAAATGTTTCCCTAAACTCCCGTCTTTCCGAGTCGGTTGCGGATGGAATCGTAGCTCAAGTCTCTGAAGGTCTAGCACAGACACAGAAAGAGAAACTCGCCACACTTTCCGAAAGTGTTGAGTTTGAAAGTGAAGAACAATATCGTGAAAAATTGGAGACCCTGAAGGAGTCATACTTCTCAGCAAAAACTCCAAAAGCAGCAAAAACTGAATCACTCTCTGAGGGTGTAGAAAGTGGAACTGAGTCCTACTCAAATTCCATGGCTGCATACCTTAAGACACTTTCAGTTATTGCTAACAAAAACTGAATTTAATATTAACTCAAACGTAAACATCACCCTTTAAAGCAAATGTTCCAATCAGAACAGTTGCAGGAAAAGTGGGCACCTCTCCTCAAT